ACTTACAAATAAAACTTTAACAACACCAGTAATTGCTGAGATAGACTCAACTGGCGACTTTACTTTAGACGCTGGTGGCGATATTATTTTAAACGCTGACGGTGGTGACTTCATATTTAGAGATGGTAGTACAGAAATCTTAAAAGTATTTAATAGTTCTTCAGACGTTTCTATTAAATCACAAGTACAAGATAAAGATATTAAATTCCTAGGTAATGATGGTGGTTCAGGAATCACAGCATTAACTTTAGATATGTCAGAAGCTGGTGCAGCTACATTTAATTCTTATATAGTTTCGCCTACAATCATGGCGACTTCAGAATTAAAACCTAATGTAAATGACGCTGTTGCATTAGGAACTTCAAGTAATAATTTTTCTGATATTTTCTTGGCAGATGGTGCTGTAGTTAATTTTGGCGATGACCAAGATGTAACACTTACTCACGTTGCTGATACAGGATTATTATTATCAAGTGGAGATCAATTACAATTTGGTGACGCAGGAGAAAACATATCAGGTGATGGTACAAATTTAACTATTTCTTCAGGTCAAAATTTAATAATAGATGTAGCAAATGAATTAAAACTAGATTCAACAGTAGGAATAAACTTACTTGATAATGGAACATCATATGGTTTAATGGCTGACGCTTCAGGCGATTTTGTAATTAAATCTCAACAATCAGATAAAGATTTTATTATTAAGGGTAATGATGGTGGTTCAACTATAAATGCTCTTACTTTAGATATGTCAGCTGCAGGTGCAGCCACATTTAATTCTACTGTAACTGCTTCAGGTTTCGTTGGCGATGTAACAGGAGATGTTACAGGTAATGCTGACACAGCAACTACACTTGCAAATGCTAGAACAATTGCAGGTCAAAGTTTTGATGGTTCAGCAAACATAACTATCGCTTCAACAGATTTATCTAACACAAGTGCTATCACACTATTAACTGCTACACAGACATTAACTAATAAGACTTTAACTAGTCCAACAACTAGTGGAAATATATCTTTAACTAATACAAGTGATAAAATTGGATTAAATGGTTTTATTAATAATTATTTTTTACAATTTTCTTCAGGACAAACAATATTAAGTGGTGGTACTCACGCTAGTAACGATGGTGTAAGAATAAACGGTTCAGGACAAGTAAATTTACAAACAGGTGGTTCTACTGCTATACATATTGATAGCTCGCAAAACGTTGGTATTGGAACAACTTCTCCTTCAGCACATTTAGAAATTGTAACCACTGCTACATCAGACACATTATTATTAACTTCAACAGAAGCTAGTTCTACTGCCTCTCCAGTTATAACACTAAAAAGAAATAGTGGTAGTGTTGCTGACGCAGATTATCTTGGTCAATTAAAATTCAAAGGTGAAAATGACGCTGACGAAGAAATCACTTATGCTAAAGTTACAGGAAAAATACTGGATGCTTCAGATGGTACTGAAGATGGTTTATTAGAATTTTCAAATATCAAAGCAGGTTCACAAGTTATTACTGCTAGATTAAGATCAGACAGTTTACAATTATTAAATGGTACAAGTTTATCAGTTGCAGGTGACGCTACAATCACAGGTGACTTAACTGTAAATGGTACAACTACAACTGTTGCAACTACAAATACAACTGTTGCAGACTCACTATTAGAATTAGGAAATGGTACAACAGGTAGTCCTGCTAATGACGCTGGTTTAGTAATTGAAAGAGGAGACTCTGATAACGCATTTATAGGATTTGATGAAAGTGATGATAAGTTCAAAGTAGGAACTGGTTCATTTACAGGTTCATCAACAGGAAATTTAACAATTACAACTGGTACATTAGTTGCTAATTTAGAAGGTAATGTTACAGGTAATGTAACTGGTAACGTATCAGGTACTGCTGGTTCAGCAACAGGAAACGCTGCAACAGCGACTGCTTTACAAAACGCTAGAACAATTGGTGGAACATCATTTGATGGTACAGCAAACATTGCTGTTGCATTATCAACAGCTGCAACGACATTAGAAAATGCTAGAACAATCGGTGGAGTATCATTTGATGGTTCTGCTAACATTGATTTACCTGGCGTTAATTCAAGTGGTAACCAAGATACAAGTGGTAACGCTGCAACAGCAACAATACTTGCAAATGCTAGAACGATTGCAGGACAGTCATTCAATGGTAGTGCAAATATTGCTATTGCGTCAACAGATTTATCAGATACGGCTTCTATTGCAACATTAACAGGTTCACAAACTTTAACTAATAAGTCAATAGACTCAGACAACAATACAATTACTAATATAGTTAACGCTGATATTAAATCATCAGCTGCAATTGCATTTAGTAAACTGGCAGACTTGACTGCTTCACGTGCCCTTGCTTCAGACAGTAACGGTGACGTATCAGTAACGAGTGTAACTGCAACAGAATTAGGATATTTAGATGGCGTTTCAAGTGCAATTCAGACACAATTAGACGCTAAACATGCAACTATTGATTCATCTAACAGATTAAACGCAAATCTAGTGGGTGACGGATCAGTAGATAGTACAGAATTTGGATATTTGAATGGTGTAACAAGTGCTGTTCAAACACAAATAGATAATAGAGCAACGAAAGGTTTTGCTATTGCGATGGCAATTGCATTATAAATATATAAATAAGAGAGAATAGATATGGCACAAAATTTTAGAAGATACATAGCAAGAAACGTTGGCACGTCAGCAGTCACTTTACATACTGCTAACAGTTACGATACTGTAATAGGTATTGCTATTGCAAATACAACGACAAGTGAAATTAAAGTAGATGTTTATGTAAATGATGGTTCAAATGACTATTATTTAATAAAAAATGCTCCTATTCAAAACGGTGGTACTTTACAAATTATAGATGGAGGAGCTAAATACGTTATTCAAAGTGCTGATGTATTAAAAGTAGTATCTAATACTGCAAGTTCTTGTGATATTTGGGTAAGTGCCGTTGACGCAATATCGGATTAAGGAATAAATGGCTTACATAGGAAACAATATATCTCAAACTGCTGTTGATACAGTAGATCAAAGATTTGATGAATTTAAGGCAATCTCAATTGACAGTTCTGCTGTACAAACTATCTTTTTAGGTGGTGATGAAACAGGAGTAAACGCTTCACCTGAGGATGCTTTTGGTGTTTCTTTAAACCAAGTAATTGCTGATTGCAATCACAAAACATTTAGAACAATAGACATGGGTACTGTTTCAGTACAATTGGGTGTAGTTGACTTTGGATTCGTTGCAAATTCTAATTAATATTATGATAATTAAAAAAAATAGGGAGTAAAATAACTTATTATTATAAATAATAGAGTTAGTTTGTTACAAAAAAAGGGAGAGATTAACAATGCCAACAATTTTACAATTAAGAAGAGGTACTACTGCCGAGAACGCTGCCTATACAGGATCAGCGGGAGAAATAACGGTAGATACAACTTTAGATAAAGTTATCTTACACGATGGTTCTACTGCAGGTGGTACTACTGTTGGTAACTTACAAGGAAATATTCAGTTAGGTAAGACAGCTGCAGGCGAAATAGATACGTCTTCAGGAAATCTTACAATAGATTCAGCTGGTGGTACAGTAACGATTGATGACAATCTTATAGTATCAGGAAACTTTACAGTTTCAGGAACAACTACAACTGTAGACTCAACAACAATTAGCATTCAAAATGCTTTTGTATTTGAAGGTGCAACAGATGACGCACACGAAACTACATTAACAACAGTTGATCCTACTGCTGACAGATCAATATCATTACCTAACGCAACAGGTACAATAGTATTACAAGATACTACTGATACACTTACAAACAAAACAATTACAAGTGCTGTATTAAATACAGGTGTTAGTGGTACTGCTATATTAGACGAAGATAATTTAGCGACTAATTCTGCTACACAACTTGCAACGCAACAATCTATTAAAGCATATGTTGACGCACAAGTAACAGCTTCAGACCTAGACTTTCAAGGTGACTCAGGTGGTGCATTATCAATTGATTTAGATAGTGAAACTTTAGATATAGCAGGTGGTACTGGTATAGATACAGTTGGTTCATCAAATACTTTGACAGTTTCTATTGACTCAACAGTTGCTACTTTAACAGGTTCTCAAACTTTAACAAACAAAACAATAACAAGTCCTACTGTAACAAGCGCTGTTTTAAACACTGCTGTTTCTGGTAGTGCTGTATTAGATGAAGACAACATGGCTTCAGATAGTGCTACGCAACTTGCAACGCAACAATCTATTAAAGCATATGTTGACTCTGTTGCAACAGCAGCTGATTTAGATTTAACTACAGACTCTGGAACAATTGATATTGATTTAGACGCTGAAACGTTAACAATCGCTGGTGGTACTGGAATAGACTCAAGTGCTTCAGGTACTACTGCAACACTTGCTATTGACTCAACAGTTGCTACTTTAACAGGTTCTCAAACGTTAACAAACAAAACTTTAACAAGTGCTGTATTAACGACACCACAAATCAATGACACATCAGCAAATCATCAATACGTATTTGCTGTATCTGAATTGGCGGCTGACAGAACAGTTACTCTTCCATTGTTAACTGACAACGACCAAATCACTTTTGACGCTCACGCTTCAACATTGACAAACAAGTCAATTGATTTAGACGCAAACACACTTTCAGGAACTTTAGCAGAATTTAATACTGCTCTACAATCTGAAAGTTTTGTTGGATTAGCTGCAACTCAAACGCTAACTAATAAAACACTTACAAGTCCTACAATTACAGGCACTGGTGCAATTGCTGGTACATTTACTGGTAATATTACAGGTAACGTAACTGGTAACACATCAGGAAGTTCAGGATCTTGTACAGGTAATGCTGCTACAGCAACACTTGCTGCTGACGCAACTACTTTAGCAACTGCTAGAACGATTGCAGGACAATCATTTGATGGTAGTGCTAATATTACAATTGCCGCTACAGATTTATCTGATACAGATCAATCATTAGCTCAGGCTGATAACGTACAGTTTGCTAATCTAGTATTAAGTGGTAATCTAACAGTTAATGGTACAACAACTACAGTCGCAACAACAAACACAACCATTTCAGATAACCTACTAGAGTTAAACTCTGGTGCTGGTTCAAATGCAAATGACTCTGGTATTCTAATTGAAAGAGGAAGTACTGGTGACAATGCTATTATGGCTTGGGATGAAAGTGCTGATAAGTTCGTAGTTGGTACTACAACTGCTACAAATGACGCAACAGGTAATTTATCAATTACTACAGGTACTTTAGTCGCAAACGTTGAAGGTGCTTTGACAGGAAATGCTTCTACAGCAACTGCTCTTGCAAACGCTAGAACAATCGCTGGTCAGTCATTTGATGGTACTGGAAACATATCTATCGCTTCAACTGATTTATCAAACACAAGTGCTATTGCGTTACTGACTGCTTCACAGACTTTAACGAACAAAACAATTGTGGCTGGAAACAATACGATTTCAGGTATTACATCATCACACTTTGCTGGTGCTGTAACATTATTGATACTAGACTCTGGTGGATCTACTGTTAAAACAATCGTTGGCTCTACAAGTTAACATCTAATCTAAATCTAAACTGATTTTTACACGCACCATAATTGCGTCTTGGTAACAGTTAAAAATCGTATAAATAGTAATAAAGGATTAATATGGCCAACCCAGCAACAAGAGAACAGTTAAAACAGTACGCTTTAAGAACACTAGGTAAACCTGTTATTGAAATCAATGTAGATGACGATCAGGCTGAAGATAGATTAGACGAAGCGTTACAATACTTTGCTCAATATCACTATGATGGCGTTGAAAGAACATACCTTAAATATAAAGTAACTCAAGCAGACGTAGATAGAATTAAATCACCTTCAGGTGATACTGCTTCAACTGTTACTAAAAATTCAGTTACTACTGCATGGTCTGAACAAAATAATTTTATAGTTGTGCCAGAGGCTGTATTGGCAGTAACTAGAATATTTCCTCTTTCAAATAGAGGTAATCAGAATATGTTTGATGTTAGATACCAATTGAGATTAAATGATCTATATGATTTTTCATCTACTTCAGTTATTCATTATGATATGGTATTAAGAAATTTAGATATGTTAGATCATATATTAGTAGGTGAAAAACCTATTAGATTTAACCAATACAATAATAAACTCTTTATAGATATGGACTGGAAAACAGATATAACTGTTGGTGAGTATCTTGTAATTGAGTGTTTTAGAAAATTAGACCCAACTGTTATGACCGATGTATATAATGACATATACTTAAAAAGATATGTTACAGCATTGCTTAAAAAACAATGGGGTGCTAACTTATCTAAATTTAATGGTGTTGCAATGTTAGGTGGTGTTACACTTAACGGTCAACAAATATATTCAGAGTCATTAGAAGATATAAGAAAATTAGAAGAAGAAATAAGAGGCACATACGAAACGCCTGTAACCTACATGATAGGATAGTACCATGCCAGTAAATCATTATTTTCAAGGTGGCAAGGGTATTGGTAATGAAGCAGAAAAAAGATTACATGAAAATTTAATCATAGAAGGTCTGAAGATATACGGACAAGACTGTTTTTATTTACCAAGAACGCTAGTCAACAAAGATTTAGTTTTAGGAGAAGATACTCTTTCTAAATTTGACGCTTCATATATGCTAGAAATGTATATTGAAACGACTGAAGGTTTTGCTGGCGAACAAGAATTAGTATCTAAATTTGGTTTAGAAATAAGAGAAGATACAACATTTGTTATCGCAAAAAGAAGATGGCAAAATCAAGTAGATAATCAAGCAGTACAAATTGTAGATGGAAGACCTAACGAAGGTGACTTAATTTATGTACCTTTAATGAATAGTTTTTTTGAGATACAATTTGTAGAAGACCAAGAACCATTTTTTCAATTAGGAAATTTACCAGTATATAAATTAAAAACAACTAGATTTGAATATTCTAGTGAGAAGATTGATACAGGTAGAGGAGAGATTGATATTGCTGAAGATAGACTATCTACAGATCAGTTACAACATCAATTAACACTAGAAGATGGTGGTGGTATTATGTTAGAAAATTCTGATACTACAATAAACACTATAAACTTCTTATTGGCAGAAACACACGTAGATATAAATCTTGCAACACAAACAAGAGATTACGCTGACAATGCCACGTACAATGCTGACGCTGGTTTTGATACTGCTGGTACAGAGGACGATATACTAGACTTTACAGAAAGAAATCCTTTCGGAGAGGTTGACGGAACATAATGTTTGAAAAACAATTTTACCACGAATCGTTAAGAAAGATTGTTGTATCATTTGGTACAATCTTCAATAACATTGTTATTGTAAGAAAAGATGGTAGTGGTAGTACAGTACAAAGATTAAAAGTACCTTTATCATATTCGCCTAAAGAAAAGTTTTTAACAAGATTAGAACAACAACCTAATTTAGATCAAAGAGAAATGGCGATGTCACTACCTCGTATGGGTTTTGAAATTGCTGGACTATCTTATGACTCATCTCGTAAATTACAAAGAGTAGGTAAATTTAAAAACGTAAATACTTCAGACGCAGGTAAACAATATTATCAATATAATCCTGTGCCATACAATCTGTCATTTAATTTATATTCATTTACAGCAACTGCTGAAGATGGTCTATGTATTATAGAACAAATATTACCCTATTTTCAACCAGACTATACAGTTACAGTAAATGCAATACCAGCCATGGGCATAAAAAGAGATGTACCTATAACTCTAAATAGTGTTGATTATCAGGATACATATGATGGTTCATTTACCCAAAGACGAGCAGTAAACTACACATTAAACTTTACAGCAAAAACTTATCTATATGGCCCTATATATTCTAGTAAAGTTATTAAAGAAACACAGGCAGATATGTATAATGACACAGGTGCTAGTGCAACAAAAGAAGAAAGAATTGTGGTAGTTCCTAATCCAACTACTGCTGACGCTAATGATGATTTTGGATTTACAACTACTATAACAAACTATGATGGATAATTATGAGTATAGACGAAAAAATAAACGAAGCCCTTGGTATTTCTAACGAAAAAATACTAACTAAAGCTGTAGTCAAAAAAGAATTTACTCCACCAGTTCCTAGATTAGAAGATAAGGAAAAAGAAGATGTGGATAATGATTACAAATATAGTAGAGAAAATTACTACAATCTCATAGAACGAGGACAAGACGCAATACAAGGTATACTTGATATTGCAAACGAAAGTCAACACCCTAGAGCATATGAAGTCGCAGGTAACTTAATTAAACAAGTTGCTGATACAGTTGACAAATTACAAGACTTACAAGGTAAACTTAAAACACTAAAAGATGTACCTAATAAAGCTAGTACAAATATTAAACAAGCTTTATTCGTAGGATCTTCAGCAGAATTACATAAAATGTTAAAGAATAAAAATAAAGACGTAACTCCTGAGGAAGATAAAACATTCAAAGATGGTTTTAATCCTGAGGAGCACAAGTATGACTAAACATTTTGAATTATTAGAAAGCAATAGAAAACACATAGTAACTTATTCAGATGTAAAAATACCAGCTAAAGAATTGGTAGAAGAAGCGTTGTATAAGGCGTGGAAAACTCAACCATCTAAAAATAATATGATGGCTTATCATGTTGATGTTTATGGACCTGATAGAAAAATAACTAAACAATATATATGGAAGTTATGTAATCAAAATCATATTAGAACAGATAAAGAATATAACGAAAAAGGTTTTTCAAACGTCACTTTAAATGCTAAATCACATCCTAATCCTAACTATAATCATATAAGATCATCAGCATATCTATTTGTATTTTATCCTAGATTGGTTACAAAGGCAAATCCTTTTTACACAGAGTCTATTAAAAGAGGAGAACATGTGGCTGATGAAATGATACCAAATCAAATAACAAAATTAAGAGAACATATAAGTGTTGAGGTAGGAATATTTGCAGCTAATTTAACAAACTATTTGTTGTCTAGTAACATAGACATATCTTACAATGTATGTTTTAATAGAGATATAAAAAGATGGCAAGACTATGGTTTTACATGGATGAATTATGCGCCAGTGCTTATGATGAGTGCAGGTATAGCTGAAGTAACTAGAAAAGAATGGTTAGAAAATACAGATGATGGTTGGAAACAATCATATCCAGATGTTAAACCAGAATTAGAAGAAGTTATATGTTGGAAAAACAATAAGGTTTTAGAGAATTAATATGACTGAAGCATATCTAGGTAACCCAAATCTTTACAAAGCAAATCTTCAACAACAATATACCGAAGATCAAGTAAGAGAAATTGCAAAATGTATGGCTGACCCTATACATTTTATAAAAAAATATACAAGAATTGTAAACATTGATGAAGGTCTAGTACCTTTTAATTTGTATCCTTTCCAAGAAAAGATGGTAGATACTTTTCACAATAATAGATTTTCTATCTGTAAACTACCTAGACAGTCTGGTAAATCAACTACAATTATTGCATATCTATTACATCAAGTTATATTTAACGATAATATAAACGTTGCCATACTTGCAAACAAATCATCTACTGCCAGAGATTTATTAGGTAGATTACAACTTGCATATGAAAACTTACCTAAATGGTTACAACAAGGTGTATTAAACTGGAATAAAGGATCACTTGAATTAGAAAATGGCTCAAAGATACTTGCAGCTGCAACATCATCAAGTGCAATTAGGGGTGGTTCATTTAATATAATATTCCTTGATGAGTTTGCTTTTATACCTAATAACATATCTGAGCAATTTTTTAGTTCAGTTTATCCTACAATATCTTCTGGTAAATCTTCTAAAGTTATGATTGTATCTACACCACATGGTATGAATATGTTTTACAAGTTATGGAATGACTCAATACATAAAAGAAATGACTATGTACCTATTGAAGTACATTGGTCAGAGGTACCAGGTAGAGATGACAAGTGGAAAGAAGAAACTATAAGAAATACAAGTGAAGCACAATTTGCTACAGAGTTTGAATGTGAGTTTGTAGGATCAGTTGACACGTTGATTAACCCATCTAAAATTAGAATGTTATCACACAATAAACCAATAGTATCTAACGCAGGTTTAGATATGTATCATAGACCAGAAAAAGGAAAAGATTATCTTATGACAGTTGACGTAGCACGTGGTACTGTAAGAGATTATTCAGCATTTGTTATATTTGATATATCAGAAATGCCTTATAAAATGGTTGCAAAATTTAGAGATAACGAAATTAAACCTATATTGTTTCCTCATACAATTGAAAAAGTTGCTAGACAATATAACAACGCTAATATATGTATTGAGGTAAATGATTTAGGTCATCAAATAGCAGACGCTTTACAGTTTGAATTAGAATATACAAACTTATTAATGTGTATGATGAAAGGTAGAGCAGGTCAGATATTAGGTGGTGGATTTTCTAAAAGAGGTACACAATTAGGTGTTCGTATGACTAAACAAGTAAAACGTATAGGTTGTTCTAATTTAAAAAGTTTACTTGAAGGTGACAAAATACTAATAAATGATTTTCATACTATACAAGAGTTATCAACATTTGTAAGACGAGGTAGTGGTTGGCAAGCTGAAGAAGGTTCTAATGACGATTTAGTTATGTGTTGCGTTATATTTGCATGGATAACAAATCAAAGGTATTTTAAAGAGATGACAGACCAAGATGTACGTGCTAGAATGTATGAAGAACAACAAAACGCAATAGAACAAGACATGGCACCCTTCGGATTTTTGAACGATGGTTTAGAAGATGACAGTTATCAGGACGATTCTGGAGAGGTATGGACTCCTGTAACCGTACGAAAAGGTGACATTTTATAAATATAAACGAGATTAATGATACCTATTAGCTAATAAGAGGAGAACAAATATATGGCATTTCAAGTTTCACCAGGTGTTCTCGTACAAGAGAGGGATCTAACAAACGTAATTCCAGCAGTAGCAACTACGATCGGTGCTGTTGCAGGACAATTCAATCAAGGGCCTATAGATGAAGTAACGTCTATTGCGTCTGAAAAAGAATTAGTTGAAACGTTTGGTAAACCCGACTCTACAAACTTTGAATTTTGGTTTAGTGCTGCAAGTTTCTTGCAATACTCATCAAGTTTAAGAGTAGTACGAGCTGCAAACACGGGAAGTGTAAACGCTGTTACGTCTGGAACAGCATTAAGAATAAAGAACACAGATCATTACTCTAACGGTGACGGTACAACAGGACCTTACAATAACGGTTCTGCTAACGTTGGCGAGTGGGCTGCAAGAACAGCAGGCGCATGGGGTAATAATTTAAAAGTTTCAGTATGTCCGAGTGCAACGGCATATGAAGAAGCTGCAAAAACAACAACAAATGACGCTTCAACAGCAGTCGGAGATACAACTATCGTATTAACAGCAGGAACTGATTTTTCTGTAGGCGATATTGTAAACTTTGCTGAGTCTGGTGGACACGAATATAGAGTTACAGCTGTTAATACACACACTTTAACTTTCGTAAGACATCCTTCAGGCACAGGCGGACTACACACAGCTGTTGCAAACGGATCAGCAGTAAGAAGAAGATGGCAATACTACGATCTAGTAGATACAGCGCCAGGAACTTCAACTTATGCTTCTACAAGAAGTGGGTCAAATGATGAATTACACATCATTGTTATAGATGAAGATGGTGGTATCACAGGTACTGCTAATGAAGTATTAGAAGTATTTGATTCAGTATCAAAAGCCTCTGACGCTAAAACACCACAAGGAGATACTAACTACTATCCAGATGTAATCTACAATCAATCAGAATACATTTATTGGATGGATCATGTTGCTACAGGATCAAATTGGGGTAGTGCAAGTAATGGAGTAACTTTTACTGCTTTATCAGCACCCTTCGCAAGATCACTTGTAACTGGTGCAGATGGTTCTGCTGTAAGTACTGCCGAGTTAAAAACTGCATATGAAAAATACAATGACGCTGATACTGTAGATGTTAATTTAATCATCTCTGGTAAAGGTAATGCTACACACGTTGATAACTTAATTACAATCGCTGAAAACAGAAAAGACGCAATAGTATTTGCTTCTCCTGAAAGATCGGATGTAGTTAACGTTACAAATAGTACTACTCAAACAACTAATGTAAAAGGTTTCTTTGATAGTATTAGATCATCATCATACGTAGTATTTGATAGTGGTTATAAATTCACTTACGACAAATATAATGACGTATTCAGATATGTTCCTTTAAACGGAGACGTTGCTGGATTAGCTGCAAGAACAGATTTAATCGCAGACTCATGGTTCTCACCTGCTGGTTTCAACAGAGGAGTAATTAGAGGTGCAGTTAAACTTGCTTACAATCCAACTCAAGGACAAAGAGATGAATTGTACAGAGCGAGAGTAAACCCAGTTGTAACATTACCAGGACAAGGTACTTTATTGTTTGGTGATAAAACTGGTTTATCAACGCCAAGTGCATTTGATAGAATAAACGTAAGAAGATTGTTTATTACTTTGGAAAAAGCAATATCAACAGCTTCTAAATTTCAACTATTTGAATTTAATGACGAGTTTACAAGAGCTCAATTTAGAAACATAGTTGAACCATTCCTTAGAGATGTACAAGGTAGAAGAGGTGTTACAGACTTTAGAGTAGTTTGTGATTCTTCTAATAATACTGCCAATGTCATTGATAGTAATGAGTTTAGAGCTGACATATTTGTTAAACCAAATAGATCAATCAACTTTATACAACTACAATTCGTTGCGACAAGATCAGGCGTTGCATTTGAAGAAGTGGTAGGAGGATAAACACATGCCAAATATTAATGACTTTAAAGCTAAGTTAAGAGGCGGTGGAGCTCGTGCCAATCAATTTAGAGTAACAATGCCTTTCCCTGGATTTGCAGCTATAGGTGGGGAGACTGAAACAATGTCTTTCCTAACTACATCTACATCTTTACCAGGCATGACTGTGACGGAAGTTGCAATACCATTTAGAGGTAGGGAGTTATATGTTGCAGGTGATAGAACATTTGCTACATGGACTACTACTATCTTAAATGATACAAACTTCTTAATCAGAAATGGATACGAAAGATGGTTGAACGGTATCAATAATATGTCAGATAACGAAGGTCTAGTCAATCCAGTTGACTACCAAGTTGACGCATTTGTTGACCAATTAGATCGTAACGGTAACGTGATTAAATCATACACATTTAGAGGAATGTTTCCAACTACTCTGGATGATATTGCTCTATCGTATAGTGATAACAACTCTGTAGAGAGTTTTACTGCTACACATAGATATCAATACTTTGAAACAAATACTACTACTTAATACCATTATAAGTATTAGTAATAGGAGAAACTAAATTATGGCTGAACTGTTTGGGTTTAAGATAGAGCGGAGTAATACTCCATCAACCGATCCGAGACAAAATATAGTACCACCACAAGCGGAAGACGGAACACAAACCGTCCCCGCTGGTGGGTTTTTTGCGTCTTATGGTGGGTTTGATGTTACTGCTCGTAACGAATTAGATTTAATTAGAAGATATAGAGAAGTATCACTCCATCCCGAGTGTGATCTTGCAATTGAGGATATAATATCTGAGGCAATTGTATCAAATGAAAATCAACAATCTGTACAATTAGATTTAAGTAAAATAGAATATAGTGATTCAATTAAGAAAAAAATAAGAGAATCATTTGTAGAGGTATTAAAGTTATTAAACTTTGATATTAAAGGACACGATATTTTTAGAAGATGGTATGTAGATGGAAGATTACACTATCATAAAATTATTGACAAAGATAGTCCTAGGTTAGGTATAACAGAATTAAGATATATTGACCCTCGTAAAATTAAAAAAATAAGAGAGGTCAGAAAACAAAGAACTGATGGAATGCCGTCTTCTTTTGCTTTTGAAAATAAATTCCAAGAGTATTATATTTTCAACGAAAAAGGAATACATCCTACTGCGACATCAAACGCAGGTGGATTAAGAATAGCACCAGACGCAATATCATTTTGTCCGTCTGGATTAATAGATCAAAATCAGAATCAAGTCTTATCTTATTTACATAAAGCAATTAAACCTGTCAATCAATTAAGAATGATTGAGGACGCTGTTGTAATATACAGAATTGCTCGTGCACCAGAAAGAAGAATATTCTATATTGATGTAGGTAACTTACCTAAAATCAAGGCTGAACAATATTTAAGAGATGTTATGGCTAGATATAGAAACAAACTTGTATATGACGCAAGTACTGGTGAAATAAGAGATGACAGAAACTATATGAGTATGTTAGAAGACTTTTGGTTACCTCGTAGAGAAGGTGGGAGAGGAACTGAAATTACTACTTTACCAGGTGGTCAAAACTTAGGTGAGATAGGTGATATAGAATATTTCCAAAAGAAATTATATCGTTCACTTAATATACCTATTAGTAGATTAGAAGGTGGTCAAGGATTTAATCTTGGTCGTGCAGCTGAAATTAGTAGAGATGAAGTCAAGTTTACTAAATTCATAGGCAGATTAAGAAAGAAATTCTGTATGTTATTCCATGATCTTTTAAAGACACAATTGATCTTAAAGGGCGTTATTGCACCAGAGGAATGGGATAGTATGCAAGGCGATATAACTTATTCTTTCTTACAAGATGGATATTTCGCTGAATTAAAACATACAGAAATGATGAGAGAACGAGTACAATTGGCTCAACAACTAGAAGGATATGTAGGTAAGTATTTCTCTAACGAGTACATACGAACCAAAATACTAAAACAAAATGAAACAGAAATTGATGAAATTGATAAGCAAATTGATGCCGAAGGTTCTGAAGGACAAGGGGAAGAAGTCCCACAAATCAGTCCCAAAGAAAAAACGAATGGCAGTCAAAAAGAAAAACCAGAAATAGGAGACAAAAATGTCGGAAACAATTAGATATGGTGCAGGTGGCGTTCCTTACGTAGAGAAGAAATCGCAAGCACCTAAGGAAGAAGTTAAAGAAGAAGTAATTTCTGAAATCTTAACGAAGAATCCTAATAAAAAAGATGAAGCACCTAAAGAAGAAAAAAAGAAATAGGAGATAAATAATATAATGAGTAAAGAAAATTTAGACAAATTCGTTAATTCGTTGCAACAAGGCGACAGCAAACAAGCAGGAGAAGATATTAAAAACGCTCTTGCTGATAAAGTTAGTGCTGCCTTGGATGACGCTAAAGTTGATGTGGCAAAATCAGCATTTACAGGACAGGTAGCCGCAGACGCTCCAGAAGCAAATGTGTTTACAGGTAATGATGTTGAAACAGAAACTCCAGCACCAGAGGCAACAAGTGATGAAGTGGCTCAGTAAGTTTATTAAAGATAATATAACTGAAGGCAACGATTACAAGCGTACTAGACAGTACAATAAACTTACGCCTAAAATGAAGCGTGCTGTAGATATGATCTTCAGAGCTGCTGATAAAGACGCAGATGTGATATCAAATTTTGAAAAGAATATTGATACAGCTGCAAAACAATATGGTGTACGTAAACAAGATTTAATGACGTATTTTGATAAAGAAACGTTAACAATTTTAAGGAGATAGAGATGGGAACAATTATACTAAAAGGAGCGCTGATCGCAGGTACATTATCAGATAATCATATCGGTAATGCTCACTTTGTAAGAATAGTCGCTACTGCTGGTTCAAATACTATTACAGTAAAAGATGGTAGTACAGTTTTAGGTACTACTTTATTACACACTGCTGGAGATGAAATCACAATTGAAAAACATGCTAAACATACAATTTCATCAAGTGGTGCTGTAAGTGCTAGTGCTGTAGGCGTAGGACACTAACATGGCTGATACAGTATCTACACAGACATTAACGGATACAACAGGCGTAAAGTTTGCTGTTAAATTAACTAATTATTCAGACGGTACTGGTGAAACGTTAGTTAACAAAGTTGACGCTAGCGCAACTACATTTATGACCGAAGATGGTAATCGTAAAATATCAAAAATTTTTTATTCAATTAATACTGCTAATCCAAAGTCAGCAGTAGAATTAATATGGGATGGTACAGATAACGCTACCGCAGTTTTGTTGTCTGGTCAAGGTTTTTGGGACTTACGTGCCGACGGTAATGAGATAGCTAACAACGCAACAACACCAACAGGTGATGTTTTACTATCTACAAAAAATTTCGCAAATGGTGATAATTACACTATTTTAGTGGTATTCAGATAGCAATTTGTATAAATATTAAAGAGAAATTAGAGATAGATACAAATGAAATTAATTACCGAAGAAATATCAAACGCAGAGTATATCGTAGAGCAAAAGAATGGTAAGAAAAACTATTCTATCAAAGGTATATTCATGCAATCGGACGTGAAAAATAGGAATGGAAGAGTCTATCCTAAAGAGATACTTCAAAAAGAAGTGTTTAGATATAATAGAGAGTTCATCAATAAAAGCAGAGCATTCGGCGAACTTGGTCATCCTGATGGCCCGACAGTAAATTTAGAAAGAGTTTCGCACATGATTAAGGCTCTATATCCAGAAGGCGCAAATTTTATAGGTGAAGCACGAATTTTAGATACCCCATATGGAAAGATAGTGAAAAGTTTAATTGACGAGGGTGCAAAATTAGGTGTTTCAAGTAGAGGAATGGGCACACTTGCAAATGTAGGTGGTGCTAACATAGTCAAAGATGATTTTTATCTTGCAACAGCAGCTGATATAGTTGCGGACCCCAGCGCTCCAGACGCTTTCGTAGAAGGCATTATGGAAGGCAAAGAGTGGGTTTGGAATAATGGGATTTTGAAAGAGCAAGAAGTAAACGAATTAAAGTTACAAGTAGAAAGTAAAGAGAGAATGGCAAGAGCAGATAAAAATGCTGTTGTATTTGAATCTTTTCTTAAAAAGCTGTAATTTTATAAATAGTAATTGACTCATTCCGAGAGGAGTGGTGTAACTATTGCAATAACAACAACAAAACTATTGAGGAGATAGAACGATGGCTGACAATACTGTGGCAGATTTGCCAACAAAAAATGCAGCTCCAGCTGAACCAGCAAAGTCGCTACAAGCAACTGTACAACAAGTTATGACAAAAGCAGTTACTTCACCGACAGACGCAAAAGTAGATTTCGCACAAGGGGTTAACCACATTACAGGTGACCCACAACAAAAAAGTGCAGGTACAGCGGACGCAATGCCTACTCTAAAAGCTGAAGCAGACCCTAAAAAATCATATAGCAATGCTAATGAAGCTGAAGAGAAAAAAGACAAAGAAAAAGAAGACATGAAAGAAGTCGCAGACAAAGAAGACGAAAAGAAAAAAGACGAGATGATGAAAGCTTCTAAAGATAAAGAAGATATGAAAGAAGGCGAAATGCCTGCAGGTCTTAAAAAATACCTTGACAAAAAATCTGATAAGTCTGAAAATAAAGAAGACGAGAAGAAAGATGTTAAGGAAACTGCTGACGAAGATGAGAAAAAAGAAATTATGAAAGCTTCTAAAGATAAAGAAGATATGAAAGAAGGCGAAATGCCTAAAGCAGCTTTAGACGCTCTTAATAAGTCAAAAGATAAAGAAGTTAAAGAAGTTGCTGATAAAGAAGACGAGAAGAAAAAAGAAGTTTCTGAAATAATGGATAAAGAAAAAGAAGTTAAAAAAGAAACTGCTAAAGATAAAGTTAAAGATATGGACATGAAAGAAGATGTTGCTGCTCTAACTGAAGGTGAAGACCTTTCGGAAGAGTTTAAAGCAAAAGCTGCTACTATATTTGAAGCTTCTATCAAAGCAAAACTCGTTGAAGAAATAGAAAATTTAGAGAGTGAATACGAAACTAAGGTTAATGAAAAAGTTGAAGAAACTAAATCAGAAATCGTAGAAAAAGTTGACGCTTACCTAAACTATGTTGTTGAGGAGTGGATGAAAGAAAACGAATTAGCAATAGAAAAAGGTTTAAGAGCTGAGATTACTGAAGATTTTATCGGTGGTCTTAAATCTTTATTTGAATCTCACTATATCAATGTTCCACAAGAGAAGTATGATGTAATAGAGGCTCAGACTGCTGAAATAGAAAAGTTAAAAGAAGAAGTTAACTCTACTATTGAGAAAAACGTTGAGTTGAATCAGTCAATCGGTCAACATGTAAGACAGGATATCATCAATGATGTTACATCTGATCTTGCTGAAACTGAAACTGAAAAACTTAAAGGTTTAGCAGAAGGAATTGAATATAAGGACGCTGAAAGTTTTAGAACAAGTATAGAAACATTAAAAAATTCTTACTATCCTAAAGCAAAAGCGAGTGATACAGAATCTAATGAGGTGGCAGAAAACAATGCTGGTTCTATGAACGAATCAATGGCTGCATACACTGCTGCAATTAGTAAATCAAATAAAAATCCTTACGTAAAGTAAGGGTAGTTAATTAACTAAAAAAGAAGGAGAGATAGAAAATGTTTTTATCTGAATCAATGCAAAACAAGTGGCAGCCCGTTTTAGACCATCCTGATCTTCCCGAGGTCAAGGATAGTTATAAAAGAGCCGTTACTTCAATGATATTGGAGAACCAAGAGAAATCGTTAAGAGAAGACGCTGCTTTCTTATCAGAAGCTGCGCCAACTAACGCAACTGGTTCCGCAATACAAAACTGGAATCCTATTTTAATTAGCTTAGTTAGAAGAGCAATGCCAAACCTTATCGCTTACGATATCGCTGGTGTTCAACCTATGTCAGGCCCAACAGGCTTGATTTTCGCTATGAGAAGCAGATATGCTACTCAAAGTGGTGGTGAAGCTCTTTTTGACGAAGCTGATACAGACTTTTCTGGAAGAAACAAAACTGGTTCTTCTGTGTCTGGGGCTTCCGCTGTAGCACAGAGTGGGGAAAACCCAGCTGTTCTTAATGACTCAATAGGTACTTCTACTGGTTACACAACTGGTACTGGTATGACAACTGCATATGCAGAAGCTTTAGGGGATGCCGCTGGTAACTCTTTTGCTGAAATGGCTTTCTCAATTGAGAAGTCAACTGTTACTGCAAAAAGTAGAGCATTAAAGGCTGAGTACACTATGGAATTAGCACAGGACCTTAAAGCAATTCACGGCTTAGACGCTGAAACTGAATTGTCTAACATATTATCTGCTGAAATCTTAGCTGAGATCAACAGAGAAGTAGTTAGAACAGTTTATAGAACTGCTGAAGTAGGTGCTGCTGATAATGACAACTCACACGCTGCAATTAACACAACAACTGCTGGGGTATTTGACCTTGACACAGACTCTAATGGTAGATGGTCTGTTGAAAGATTTAAAGGTCTTATGTTCCAACTAGAGAGAGATGCAAACACAATCGCTCAGAGAACAAGAAGAGGAAAAGGTAACATGATTATCTGTTCTTCAGATGTTGCCTCTGCGTTACAAATGGCGG